TTAAATGCATTCTGTTTTGCCTGGTGTTCGTTTGGGCGCCCTTCTTCTGGTGGATCGCATAATGAGCCAACCCGCAATCGCTGCCATCGTCATATGGGCCAATACGGGGCTCCCTCAACTTATTCAATGGTGCATGTCATGAACGGTGTGAACTTCAAAGATTTGGCGGTTGACCTGCGAGCGCAACTCGACGCCCAACGCCTGCGCGCCGATACGGCTGAGGCTGAGCGGGATTCATGGAAAGACATGCGCGAGCAATCGAGGCTCCGAAATGCAAAGTTGCGAAAGAAACTTACCGCCGCCGAGCAGCGCATTGCGGAACTGAAATCAGCGCTCGAAGGGATGCTTGAGTATTTCCCCGAGGGGCACTCAGACGGCGAGTGTTTCAGTGTCGAAGCCGCCCGCTCCGCCCTCAACCAAAAATCCGAGGGGGAGAGTAATCAGATCGCTCGCGATGCATTGAAGATGGAGAACCAACGTATCGTCCCAGCTCGCTTCAAGTGCTTGGCCTGCGGCGATTGTCACGAAGGTTCGGGGAATCTTCCCTGCCCGAACATGGTAGCGACTTCCGTTACTTTGAAGACGGGCGCCTACAAAAAGCGCGAGGACTGACCATGACCAATAACCCAACGATTGACGGCGTGTCGCTTGAGTTGCGCTTGTTGCTTAATTCCTCTGTTAACGGCACGGAACAGGAGCAAGGACGTGCCCGCAACGAACTGCGTGCCCTTCTCGATGCGCCACTTGAAACAGTGAACGGCCATCACCCAGCATGTCGAGCCGTTGATGATTACAAGCCCGGAGAGTGCAGCCATAGTTGTGCGCCAGCGGTCGAGCGGCAACCGATCAAGAACGCATCCGAAGTCGCCTACAACTTGCAGGCCGAGAACGCCCGCCTCGAAGCGCGGATCACGCAGCTTGAATCCGAGGCCACGTTCGCCGCTGCGACGTATCAGGCTGCGCGGGATCGGATCGCTGAGCTGGAGAGTGGGCGGGGTGAGGCAGCAGGGTATCTCTACACCTGCCCGGAAGATGAATACCAACAACCAGAAATTAGACTCGCGGATTTTCGGGTCAGAATCATAACAAAGGGCTGGATTGAAACGCCGCTTTTCACCGCCTCGCCAGCGCCGGTCGCGGTGGCGTTGCCTAAGCGCATGAAGTACACCAGCCACGTCGACACCAGCAACTACAAGGACGGCTGGAACGCCTGCCTCGACGCCACCGCTGCGCTGAATTTGACAGCTGGTGAATTGAATTAAAGGTAAAAATATGACACCAAACATGGCTGAGGAAATTTACCTATATCGAGATCTTGGGCTTTCATACCGCAAGATCGCCATATTCTTCAGGGTCACGCACTGGGCGGCCATAAGAGCGGTTTCCTCCCACACAAGGAGAATCAAAGAAATGCAAATTGACGAAGAAAAGAAGGCTGAGATAATCGGCCCAATGTCTGAAATGTGGTTGCGCGGTCATGCTTCTAGAGCACTAGGCTCTAGGTTTGGAATCAGCCCTGCCACTGTTCGCCGATGGCTGGCAGAGGCAGGAGTAGATATGGGTGGGGCCGGCCGAAAGGTTCAGATCACTTCAGAGTACATCAACCTTGCTGCCAAGCTGCGAAAAGAGGGTATGAAGTGGATCGAGATATCAGACAAGATTGGATTTTCGGTTAGGCAGCTTCAGCGACATCTTTACGGAAAATGATCAAAGCCCGCGCAATGCGGGCTTTCTTTCGTCCGCAATAAATTGAAGACAATAAAAAACCCATCCGGAGATGGGTTGCCTGGCGGGGCTTTGACAGGAGCTTGCCGAGGAACTTCAGATTATGCGCAGCACTGGCGCCTGTCAACCTTGGCGTATGGATCGAGCGGCAGGGCGATGATTGCACGGCCTTCATCGGCATGATGGTTAGCCTCGGACGGATCGCAGCCGATGTGTGTAAAACGGTCGTTGCAGTGCGCCAGCATCCAGTTGAAGTTGTCGTATTCCATGGCGCATAGGATTTTGCTGCGACCGGACTGCGACCACCAGATTCGCCAGGCGTGCGCGTAGTCGATGCAGATAATTGTTTTGCCGTCATGCTCGCCTTCCGGCTCAAGGATGGCGGTCGAGCCGAACGAGGGGTTGCCGGCTGCGTAGGTGATGCCTTTGCTGCTGATCGCTGCAACGTTGACTGTCTCTCCGATATTGTTGATCAGCGGGACAATCAAGGATCCTTTCAGGTTGAGACACTGAACATTGGAAGCAGTGTTGTTTTGCATGAGGTACTTGTGCTGTTCGGTTGGTTGGCAGGTAGAGAGGATGGTGGCGGATTTCTGGCGGTCTTCGGCGTGGGCTGGCAGGCCGCAGCGGGTTGCGCGGATGATTGGCTTGCGCGGCGTAGATGAGGATTCCATCGTTATTTCGCCAAGGATAGATTCTACCGCTGCCGGGAAGCTCATCCCTGGGTTCATCTCCCTGACAAACCCAATTGCATCGCCACTGGCCCCGCAACCCTGGCAGTAATAGAAATCCTTCGATTCCACGACGCCGAAGCTGGGGGTCTTCTCTTTGTGGAAGGGGCAGAGTGCTACCCAGTTCTTGCCGGCTTTCTTCAGATCAGGCAGATAGCCGCGAATCACGCCGACGATATCCTCATTGGCGCGGTCAACGACGTGTTGCGGCACGAGTTGGCCGCTCACTTCTGAAGCCCCAAAAACGTCGGCAGCTTGATCGCCGGAATGCGCCCGCGAGTCTTCCAGGTGTGGTAGTCGCCGACAGTAACGCACGCTTCGGCACAGAGAGCCTTGACGCTGCCATACTGCTCAGCCAGCTTAACCAACAGCTTGGCATCGGGAGTCCTGGCCACCGCTTGCTTGCCAGGCTCAGGGCCTTGCTGCTTGACATCCCAGTCGGTGATATCCAGATCTGGGCGGAACTCAAGGCGGCTTCGACCAGTGACTTCCTCCATTCGCAGTGCGCCGAGCTTCGACATGCGGGCGTTGTAAATCCATTGGCGGACTTGCTGCTCATCAAATCCCAGCTTTTCAGCCAGCTTGATCGGCGTCTCGTATTCATCTACCAGCTTCAGAAGCGCGGCACCTCTTGGCGTCGCATTGAGGCGATCCCGAGTCTTCTGCATTACTTTTAGGGTCATATCAATTACCGTATTGACATAGTGATTATCTTTGCCGGATGATAACGCCAGACGGTAATTATTGCAATGAGGATATAGAGATGGAAGATCGGGAATTGTTGGAGTTGGCGGCGAAGGCGGCCGGGATCGGCCCAGTTCTTTGTTATGAGTCGGCTCGCAATTGCTTGCGCATTGGGCCTCGCGCTCATTATCGGTTGTGGCGACCTATTGATGATGACAGCGACGCTCTCAAGCTTGCCATGAGCCTCGGGATTTGCATCCAGTTCATTCCTGAGTGCGACACCGTTCAGGTATATCAAGAGCATCCATTCACTGGGGAGGCGCTCAATGTCCATGTGGCCGGCCTTGGCGACATTGAGCTTCGTCGCTGCATAGTGCTCGCCGCCGCCGAAATCGGTAAACAAATGCCATGAAAACCCATTCCCGCTGCCGCCACTGCGGATCCAGGCGAAAGCTCCCGCGTCATCCTGACGAATACCGCCTGCAACCAAAATGCACATGCGGAGCCAGAGACTGGCGCAAGGACGAATACCGGCACCGAGTTGAGCTGCCGCAGATGCGCCTGAAGCAAGGCCGATATGCAGTCTGCTACTCATGCTTCCACTACCCGCACCGCATCGGCTCTGAGGGCTGCATTTTCCACGCCGATGGCAGCTATCGCGATTTCCTTCCGTCGTGATTGCCATCGCAGCTTGATATAGTTATTATTTGTTTTCTACTGACAGGAGCAACATCATGGATTCTATTTCGTTGAAAGTCGCGGTAACGGGTTTGCTTTTTTTGATTATCGGGATCGGAGCAGCATGGAGCCGGGTGATAACTCGCAATAATCCAAGCGATGGATTCAAGATCTTTTTTGGCCTGTGCTTGTGTGGCGGCGCTGCTGCCTTGCTGATCGGTATTCTCTCTTACATTTGGTTCTGAAAGGAGCTTCAAACCATGGCATTCACCCTTCACAACATCGCCACCGACAAAGAAAACACCACCGCCAAGCGCGCCGATTCGATCAAAGCGCAGCTCAGCAAAATCAAGATCGTCAATGGGTTCAACGAGCGCGACTTCAAGCGAGAAGATGTGCGCTTGCATATCGCGTCCATCGTTTCGTCACTGATCGCTGGCGAGCCCATTCCGGCGCTGGTTGTCTGGACGAATCCAGATAACGGTGACATCGAGCTGGTTGATGGTGAGTGCCGCTACTGGGCCTATAGTGATTTCGCTGCGGCATTCCCGGATCGCTTTGATGGCTATGTTGCTGCCATTCCGTACCAGGGCACGCCGGCTCAGCGCAAGGCAATGGTCGCTAAGAGTAACAGTCAGCTCCCGCTCGACCCTGTTCAGCGTGGCCGCGTCTATCTGTCGCTGCGCGATGAGCATGGCATGACTCGCCAGGAGATCGCGCTCGAGATGAACAAGTCGCTGGCTCATGTTGATCAAATGATTCTTCTGGCTAGCGGCGGCGATGAAGTTCATCAAGCCGTTGAGCGTAATGAGATCAGTGCCACGGAAGCTACCAAGTTGATTCGCGAACATGGTGTTGATGCGCCAGCTGAGCTGGAGCGGCGCAAACAAGCAGCCAAGGAGATTGGTAAGGACAAGGTGACTGCCAAAGTTGCCGCGCCTAAAACGCCGAGTCGACCGAAAGTGGATATGGTTGTTTCGAATGCGGTTGTGCTTGTAAATGGCCTGGATCCAGCAATCATTGAAGCTTGCGATCAGCCAAATACCGCATCGGTTTCCGTCAATGCGCACGCGCTCGCCGATCTCATCATGGCCGTTCGCGAAATGCAGCAGGCTGGCAAGGCGCTGGATGCTGATCGCCAGGTTGAATTGCCGATTGAGTGAGGGCATAATTGCTATTCACCTTGGCGGGTGAATTATCGAATGGAGGCTTGAAGATCACAGTGCAGGTTCATTCCCTGTCCGCCAACATCGGAAACGATGACTGTGATCCTCAAGCCTTTTTATTGGGCGAAGAAAATGTACGTGAGAGACGGATCAAGACTTGTATTGGGCGTCGGCATAAATGATGCCGATTATCGTGTAAATGATTTTGCAATCATCAATGGATCAAAAAAGAGAATTTGGGTCTGCCCTATTTATCGGATATGGAGCAACATGCTTACCCGCTGCTATTCAGAAAAATGTCATGATAATCATCCGACATACGCAGGATGTTCCGTCTCCGACTCTTGGCTAATTTTTTCTAATTTCCGAGCCTGGGTGCTAAGCCAGAAATGGGAGGGAATGGAGATTGATAAAGATATACTTGTTCGCAACTGCAAGATATACAGCCCTGAAACCTGCGTATTTGTCACTCAATCTCTGAATTGCTTTTTGACCGACAGGGCAAGGCTCAGAGGTAAATATCCGGTAGGCGTGACCAAATCCGGGAATACGTTTAGGGCTAGATGCAGAAACCCCTTCACGATGTCCTCCGATAGCCTGGGAAATTTCAGCTCTGCGCATCTGGCGCATTTAGCTTGGCTGGGAAAGAAGCATGAGCATTCATGCCGATATGCCGATCTTCAAACCGATCCGCGCATAGCTCTAGCGCTGCGCACTCGATACCTACAGGAAAAGGAAGCAATCTGATGCCTCTATTGGCCCACCAGCTGCCTGTAGTTGCAGCACTCCAAAAGCACTTTAGAAGCCGGCAAACGGAGAAGTTCGGCGAGCGAGAGATCCATCCTCCGGTTATCGTCTCTGCTTCGGTTTCCAGTGGGAAGTCAGTAATCATTGCTGAATGCGCTCAAGCCGTTGCGAGTGCCGCAGCAAGCAAGGATAGACCGACCACTGTTCAGATAATGGTTATCCAAAATCAGGGCCTTTTGTGTGAGCAGAACTCGGCAGCCGCCTGGAGCATCGGCATGAATAATTCCGTGTTCTCGGCGTCGTGCGGCAATCGCAAGTCCACGCATTATTCGGTCGTATACGGTACCATCGGCACTATTGCTCGCGCGCTGGATCAGTATCGTTTCACGGCCTACACGCCTGAAGAGCTGGCACTGCCTGTTGAGAGACGCGCACGCCTGAAGAAATTCATGCCCGATCTTATCCTGATCGATGAGGTTCACCAAGTTCCTTTCGAAAACCCTGATGCGCAGTACATGAAAGTCCTGAGCCACTTCTACGACCTGAAGCCTCATATGCGGCTGGCCGGCATGACTGGTTCGCCGTACCGTGGTGCTCAGTCAATTGTTGGCAAGACCAATGACCACCTCTGGAAGCTGGTAGCTTGCATTGAGCCCGGAGACCCTGACTACCCGGTTGGCGGCGTAGGTAACGGTATAATTTCAACTGAATTCAGTATTGACCAAGGCTGGATTGTTGGCCCGGTTTTCGGCTACCCAGATGAAGATCATGTGCACTACGACTTTAGCGAGATTAGCGCCCAGGACTGGGCATATCCTGAAGCAGAGCTGGACGCCGCTGTAAGCGACAAAGAGCTGTGTCTGAGCATATGCGCTGACTTCATCCGCAAGACTGAGGATCGCGGCGGCGTACTAATCTTTGCAGCAACAAAGCGACACACGCGCCAGATCGCTGCGGCGTTAAAACTTCTTGGCGTCGCCGATGAACAGATTGGCGTAATCACTGAAAGCACAACGCAGAAGGAGCAGACGCGAATCCTTAATGCGGCCAAGGCTGGCAAGCTCAAATATGTGATCAACGTATCCGTCTTGACGACTGGCGTGAACGTCCCGGCTTGGAGTGCCGTTGTGTTCATGCGCCCCATCGCATCTATCGTACTGCTGATCCAGGCCATTGGCCGTGTTCTTCGCCTTCTGATCGAAGACGGCGACGTGCCGATGATCGAGCGTAACTCGCTGACGGCTGAGGAGCGCAAGGATTTGATCGCGGCCAGTGGCAAGCCTGATGCGCTGGTGCTGGATTATGGAGGCGTCATGGATACGCTCGGGCATCTGTACTCATCACCTATCCTTGAGCAAGCAGAGCTGGAAAAAGCCAAAAAGAAAAATGAGGAGCTAATAGAATGCCCTCAGTGTGCAACCATGAACAGCCCTCACGCTCGCCGCTGCATCGGTGGCACTCTTCAGGATCGCTGTGATTGGTTTTGGCATTATCGCGCCTGCCCATCCTGTCACACGAAAAACGATCAGGTTGCGCGTGAGTGTCGCAATCAGGAATGCAGGCGATTGCTTATCGATCCCAACGCAGCCCTGTCCGGCAAACACTACACTGAAGGCGAATCAATCCCTGTTCGCTCAATGCGGGTCGAAACCGGTCGCGGCGGAAAGTTGATTGTTCGCTTCGAGCTGTCAGACGGTCGCCAACCTCAACTTATCTATTATCCGCACGCTGGAAAGCAACCAGCACTCAACTCGAAAATCTGGAAAGGATTTGTCAAGCAACTCCCAATCGATGACCGTTCAAAGTTCCGACTTGGTGCGATGAAGGCCGAAACCATCGTCGAAAACCTGGAACTGATCCCTGTGCCAGCCGAGATTTCCGCTCGAGAGAAAAACGGCAAGTGGGTAGTTGGCCGAATGAAATTTGCCGAAGCGGAAAGCTTCATGGAGTCGGCATGATCCGCATCTACGACAGCGGCTATCGTGGTGATTGCCGCCTAGAATGGGCCGAGCAGATCGACGCGATGGGATGGCTGGAATTCAATCACCCTGATCGCTGGCCTCTTTGCTTCCACGTTCCAAATGAAATCAAGGCAAGTCCGCAGTACATGCAGAAGAGGCAAAAGATGGGAGTCAAGCCTGGCGTATCGGACATCATCGACTTCGGATTGATTCGCGGGGCTTTCGAGCTTAAGCGGCTGGACAGGACGAAGTGCAAGGTTTCGAAGGATCAGCGTGATTTTCTCCAAGCAACACTGGAGTCTGGAGGTTTCGCGGCGGTTTGTTATGGCGTCATCGAATTTCGCAAGGCCTACACCGATTACCTTGCATTCATCGCCTCAAAGCAGTTGACATAGTTATTATCTTGATCCACTATCTCACTACCTAAAGCAACATCCATGACAGGAGCAATACAGAATGGCATCACCTAAAGAAATCGATCTGGTTTGTGATATCCAGCGAATCTGCATTCAAGTAAATATGCAGGGCAAGTATCACACTTTCTTGCAATACTCAGGCCACGTGCAGGGCGTTAACGTGTACATGTACAGGGCGCCCTATCTGCAAAATCAAACCATGCTTAAGGGATGGACTACGAGCGAGCATAACGTTTACCTGTCGACCGGCTATGAGGTCGGCTTCGGGGAGGAAATTGAAGATGTGATCGCTTACAAGGTTGGGAAGCTTGAAAAGCTCAAGGCTGAACTGCTCGACCTCCTCGACGTTGACGCTGATGGGGTGCCGGTATGATCTACGAAAACCTCCCGGCCGAAGACTATTTCGCCATCGAAGCGGCCAGCAACTCAGGTCTTAAACTGATACGCCGCAGCCCTGCGCACTTCAAATACCGCGAACCTGGAACCGGCGATACTCGCGCAAAGCAGATCGGCTCGGCCATCCACATGGCGCTGCTGGAGCCAGAGCTGTTCGCAAAAACCTACCACGTCGCCGAGGCAGATGATCGTGTCAGCGCCTACTACAAAGGCCTTGCGAAAGACCTGGGCGGCGCAGTAGTTCTGACTCGCCCGGAAAACCGTCGCATCATCGGCATGCAGGATGCGGCGTATCGCAACCAGCGCTTTGCTGGTTACATGGCGAAGGCTGGCCGAAACGAGCTGTCTGTCGTCTCTGCTGATCCAGTGACTGGCGTACAGGTCAAATGCCGCTTCGACCGCAAAGGCGACTCGGCGTGGGCGCTAGATCTGAAGAAATGCCAGGATGCTCGCGGGAATGAGTTCGCCCGAGCAATCACGAACTACGGCTACTACATGCAGATCGCCTTTTACCAAATGGTCTGGCAGTGGGAAACCGGCGAAAAGTGCAACGATTTCCCGCTGGCTGCACTGGAAGAAGATTCGCCGCACGGCTTTATCCTGCACGACCTCGACGAGATCGCACTTGAACTCGGTCGACGTCACGCACGCGAAGCACTCGATACGTACGCACGCTGCCTGGATTCCGGCGTATGGCATGGCTACGAAGAAGAATCCGAATTCACCAGTGTCACATCGTGGGCAGCCAATGAACTGCTGTCAGATGAAGTTTTTGGAGGCGTGTAATGAGTATTTCCCGCGAAGATTTCATGGGCACAACCATGGCAAAAAGCGACCAGATCAACGCGGCAGACCTGCTGGGTGGCCCGCTGGTCTGTCAGAT